AGTTATAGGCTCTAATGTTAGAATATGGTATTTTACGCAGATAAGAGAGGGTGTAAAAATAGGAAACGATGTTTTGATTGGTAAAAGTGTATACGTAGATTCTGACGTTGTAATTGGTAATTTTTGTAAGATTCAGAACAACGTTTCAATTTTTAAAGGGGTAAAAATAGGTAATGGCGTGTTTGTTGGCCCACACGTTTGTTTTACTAACGATATGTGGCCGAGAGCGATGGACGATGAAGAAAAAGGTTTAAGACTTGTATCTGATTGGGTATGTGTACCTACAGATGTTAGAGACGGCGTGTCGATTGGCGCAAACAGCACTATTCGTTGTGGTGTTACGTTAGGCGAAAGATGTATGATAGGTTGCGGTAGCGTTGTTCTTACCGATGTCCCAGCAGGCGAAGTGTGGGCGGGTAATCCGGCTAGGAAAATAGGTGTAATAAAGGAGAAAAAATAAAATGAGGGAAGAAATTTTAGTTGTAGGTTTAGGTGTTATAGGGTTGCCGACAGCGTTGAGTTTTTTTGAAAGAGGTTATCCTGTAATAGCGTACGATAAAGATGTGGCGAAAGTGGCTGAGTTGTCTTTAGGGTTTTATAAGAGCCAGTGCCCTAAAGATATGTTAGGTGTGTACGAGAATTCTCTATGTGAATTTTCTTCTCTCCCCTACGTTAACCAAATAGAGATAAGTAAATTGAACGATATAACAGCGGTTATAGTTTGTGTTAACGCAGATTATAAAGAAGAAGCGAGGGGTTTTGATTTAAGTAACGTGTTTTCTACGTTTGAGAATGTTATTTTACCTTTGTTAGACATTAGAAAAAATAAAGAAGGCCAAAAACCTTTATTGATTTCGATTGAGTCTACTTTACCTATAGGCGGAATGAAAAATCAGATTCTGTCCTTGTTGAAAGATTTTGAGGAAGTGGAGGATTACATACTAGTTTATGCGCCTGAAAGAATAACGTTAGAGAGACCTATGTATAATTTGCAGAATATGCCTAGAGTGTTAGGTTTATCTTTTTCTTTAGTGTGGGATAAAGAAGTTTTTGCGGGGATTGAAGATCGCGTCATTAATCTGTATAAGGGCAATTGTAGTTGGCAATGTAGTTTTGTTTCTTGGGAAACGGCGGAAATTGTTAAGCTTGCTGAGAATGCGCATCGGTATGTCAATATTGCGTTTGCTAATCAGATAGCGGAGATTTGTGATATGCAAGATGTTAACTATAACGACGTTATGCGATGCGTTAATTCTTTGCCTAACGTAGAAGGAAATGAAAGAATAAATCCAGTGCGTAATTTGATGTATGCAGGGGTAGGGGTAGGGGGTTATTGTTTGGAGAAGGATACACGTGCGCTTTCTAGTTTTTTTGAGTCGTCGGACGCTACGTGCAAGCAGTCTCTTTTAAGGGCGTCGTTGTATTTTAATGCGTGTAAGGTTCGTCAGTGTGTTGGTGAACGTGTCATTGATTGTTTGAACGGTTACAGGAATTTGGAAAAGGTGGTTCGTGTTTTGTTTCTTGGTGCGACAGGGATACCCAATACTGGGGATTCTAGAAATTCTTACACTTATGGTTTGATGCGGGATTTGAATTCTGTTTGTGTAATTAGCTCATTGAGAGTTACATTCGATTACTTTGACCCGTACATTAATCCAGCACAGGGGGATAAAACTAACTTGGAAGAGTTTGATGTAGCGATGAAAGGTGTTGATGTTTTAATTTTGTCTGTACCCCATAATATTTTTAAATGTTGGTTAGACCCTTCTTTTTATTACGAATTAGAGGGTAGACGTGTTTTAGACTTGAATAAGTGGAAGGGAAAAGTTATTAGAGAAGAAGAAGGAAAATAAAATGCTTAAAGATGTAAAAATATTTTGTAAAGGAGCAGCTGAAATTGATCTTGACGAGTTGCAAGAATTTCAAGGTGCTTTAAAAGAGTTAACAGAAGAAAATTTTAATAAGCTCAAATCGGTTATTTTAAGACGTGGGATAAGAGCGCCGATATTTGTTTGGGATAAAGAAGATGATTCTGTAAAGTTTATGTTAGACGGACATGCGCGGTTAAAGGTGTTAAAGTATTTGCGTATGTTGGGATACGTAATCCCTAAGCTGCCTGTCTGTTATATTAATGCAGAGAACGAAAAAGAAGCAAAAGAAATTCTTTTAGAAATTGCATCGGATTACGGTAAGATGACTAAAGAAGGTCTTGACGATTATATTTTAAATGCTGGGATAGATAAAGAATTTATTATTGAGAGTACTTCGTTTACAGGGTTAAAGGTTGATTCGTTTGACGGGGAAGCGGTGTTTGTTGAAGAAGAAATTAAGCCGTATAACAAAGAACACATTTTACTTTCTTTTTCTCCCGACTTACTTACAGAGATGTACCCACACTTAGAAAAGATATTAGCTATAAAAGGAGTCGAAGTTGAACAGTCCGCAAATTAAAAATTATATTTCTCCTGAAAGTGCCGGTACAGATTTGACAGCGTTAGAGTTAAAGATAAAATTGAGACGTGATCACTTACCTGGCAAAGAAGTGATTAATGTGTTAGACGTTTTTCACGGGACAGGTAAAATTTGGAATTTTATAACGGACGTTGAGCTTAAAGAAAAAGGGAGAAAAATAAAAGTTCTTGGCATTGATAAGCGTAGTATTACCGGAGTAATTCAGCTTAAAGGGGACAACGTTAAATATTTAATGAAAATGGATTTATCTAAGTTTGATGTTTTAGATGCGGATGCTTATGGTTCACCTGTTAAGATTTTAAGTACAGTATTTAAGAATGGTTCTTTTAAGGGCGTGGTGTTTTTTACACATATACAAACGCTTTTTGGAGCGTTACCTAAAGAAATGTTGGAAGGGTTAGGTTATACTCAAAAAATGACAAACAAAATTCCTTCTTTGTTTAATTCTAATGGGTTTGAGAAGTTTAAAAATTGGTTGTCTGTATTTGGGATAGACAGCGTTAGTTATTATAAACTAGAAGGGACTATGAAGTTTTATGGGGTTTTTAAGATAAAAAAATGACGTTTATTTTTCTATTTTTTACTTGATTAATCTTAAAAATTGTATTATATTTGTATTAAGTTTATTTAAAAGCTTTATTTTTTGTTTGAAGGGAGTTTAATTATGGGATTGATTTATGAACCAAGAGGCCGTGCTAGAGAATATAGTCCGCTGGCTTTAAATCACTACAAGTCTTGTGATCACGGATGTCTTTATTGTTACGGGGTACGTTGCACTTTTAATAAGGAGTTTAATACAGACCCAGAAATAAAAATTGGTATTTTAGAACGCCTTGAAAAAGAGTTGAAAACTCACAAAGGAAAAAAAGATCAAGTTTTACTTTCCTTTATCGGCGATCCTTATTGTAATGCAGAATTAGAAAATAAAATCACACCTACAGTTTTAAGTATGGTACACGAAGCCGGATTCCCGATTGCTATTCTGACTAAAGGAGGAGAAAGGGCTTTACGGGATTTGAGATTGTTTAAAGCGCTGGGGAACAAATTCAAATTTGGAACTACGTTAACTTTTATTGATAAAAATTTAACAGATGAATGGGAGCCGGGTGCGGCTACGTATCAACAACGTAAGAAAGCGATAATGAAAATAAAAGAAGCAGGAATAAAAACTTGGGCTAGCTTTGAGCCTGTAATTGACCCGGAACAGTCTTTACGTATTATGGTCGATGTATCCCCGTTTGTTGATGAATTTAGAATTGGAAAAATAAATCAGTATAAAGGTTTAGACAAGAAAGTTGACTGGTCTAAATTTTTATCTTCTGCTTTACGCATTTTACGGGCTGAGAAAAAACAGATTTATGTGAAGATTGATTTGCGGGAAGCTGCACCAGATATCCAGCTTAAAGAAAATGAAAAAAATTACGATTTATTTCTAGTTAAATAAGGAGACGAGAATAGCTTGGTTAAAAAACTAAACTGGAAGAGAGTGTTAAAGTCTATTCGTTTGAAGATGCTAATGTCTCAGGAATCGTTTGCTAAATATCTTGGCGTTAGTGTATGTACGTTACGGGCATGGGAACAGGGGTTCAGAGTTCCTGGACTAAAGAATCAAGTTGTTTTAATGGGAAAATTGAAGAGGGAATTGAAGAATGAAATATAGTACTTTGTATTACCGACCAGAAACAAACGATTTGCAAGTGTGGTCGGAGCGTAGGAATTATTTACCTTTGTTAGAAGGTGTGTCAAACTTAGACGGTGTGGTTTTAGATATTGGAGCACACACCGGTTCTTTTTCTATTTTGGCGGCTCAGTTAGGGTTCAAAGATATTCGAGCGTTTGAGCCAGAGCAGGAAAATTTTGATTTGTTAAGATTGAATGTTAAAGAGTCTAAGTTCAGTATTTTTTGTAGTCGGTATATGGTTTTGGGGGAGTATTTAATATCTTCCGTAAATGTGGGGGAGGCAACACATAAAGAGTCTTTGTTTGTCGATGCCGGGTTTAATCGAGCTGCACATTCTGTGTATTCAAGTGTAACACGAAGAGAGGGACAGATTGTTAGGTGCGATTTATTTTATGAAGTTTTAAAGGATAGTTCCCCTACAGTAGTTAAAATTGATGTTGAAGGCGCTGAGAGTGCGTACGTGTTTTCTGCTGATTATTTGACGTCTGTTATCCGATTGGGGGTTGAGTTACATCCTGGACACACGAATGTGTTAAAGAAACATGAAGAAATAGTTAGCGCTGGTTTTGAATTGATTACACCTATAGATTTTGATAAGTATAAAGGTAAGTGTGTGTTAGCCTTGTATAAGAGGATAGGAACTTGACTTTTTTTATTTTTTTGTGTTATACTTAACTCTGATATTTTTATTTGAGGAGCAAGTATGGCGTTTACGAAAGGCGTGAGTGGGAATACACACGGTAGACCTAGAAAAGGTAAAGAAAAAAAAAGAGACGTGGTTGCTATTTTTGCAGCTATAATGCACAAGAAGGATGTGGCCGAGTATTTAGATAATTTGCCAACAGGGAAAAAGACAACAAGAGTAAAAGCTTTATTCGAAGTTGTTTGGTCTGAGGCGTTAAAGAAAAAGTCCTACAAACACCAAAAGTTATTAATGAATTTTATTTCTGATTACGCTATTGGAAAACCCGCAACTATTGGAGAGACTAAAGATTTAATGTCTGACGAGAGGGATTTTGTTTTTGATAATATAGGTGTTGTTAGTCGTGAAGAGCTGGAAGCTGATTTGCAGAAGTACAGACCTAATTATGTTAAGTTGAATTGACGTTAGGGTTTGTCGTTAAAGAAAGGAGAATTTTTTAATGTTGAAGTCGCCTGCTAATTTTATCTTTAAAATAGTTTTGTTTTTCATTTTACTTTTTTTATTGTCAGGTTTGTTAGTCGTTAAAGATTCAGGGATATTAGGCTCTACTATGTCTGGTTTTGTGATTAATGTGTTTGACGTTGTTTTTATTTTGGTCTCTATGTTAGCGGGAATGAGTTTGTTTTGGTTAACGTATGTTCCTTCTGTGGACGTGTTGATATTTAGAATCGGGAATCCTATGATTGCGGCTTATGTGTTTATGTTGTTGCTGACAAAAATAAAATCAGAAAAGTGGGAGCCTGTTTTGGCAGAAGCGATTGATAATTATTTGAGTACGTTAAAGAAAGAAAAAAATAAATAGTGTCGGTGTTTGGTGAGTAAAAAAGATATTGATTTTCTATATGAGTATTTAAAAAAGATAAAAGAAGATTACAATAGAGTAGAAAGTGAAGATTTAGGTTTAGATCATCGAGATTATTATGAGTCTTTAATTTACAGAACTGAATATAAAATTGATAAGTTAGCTTGTTTTGAGTCTATGCGAAGCGTTATAGATTATTATGTCATTAATCCAGCTGCGTTTATCGAGTGTGAGTGTAAAATATTTAATCCTGAATTATTCCCGCCAGACGATAACCCCTTTTATCTTTATAAGTACCAGCGGGATTTTATAAATAATGATCTGTATCCTGCTTATTTAAATGGGCAATCCTTGTTAGATGAAAAAACAAGACAGATGGGCATGTCGTGGGTTTATTGCGCGTTTATGTTGTGGGGCTTGTTACATGACCCTGGGTTTTCAGGATTTGCACTTTCAAAGAAGGAAGCGTTAGTCGATGACGGGGGAGAGACTTCGACGCTTGATAGTTTGTTTGGTAAAATTAGGTATATGTACGGACATTTATCCAGCTCATATGTATTAGGCTACAAAGAAAAATATAGAAATAAATCTACAATTTTAAAATTTAAAAAACTTCGAATATGGAACCAGATGACTAATGCTTATTTAGTCGGTTCATCAGCTAACAGTGATGCCGGTAGAGGTGGGACGTATAAATTTGCTTTTTGGGATGAGACTGCCTCTACTCCAAAGAGCGAAACTATTTTTTCTGCTTTCAAGTTGGCTGGCAAATGTAAGTGCTATAATTCGACTGTTAGAGGGAGAGGTAATGTTTTTTCTCGTCTTCGTTGGAATAAAGATAGTGGAGTTAAGGTAGTTAATATTCATTGGACACAACACCCTAACAGAATAAAAAATAAAAAGTGGGATACAGAAACTGAAACGTGGGTATCGGATTGGTATCTGAACGAGTGTAGGGATATGACACCGGAGCAGATAGCTCAGGAGTTAGACATTGATTATGATGTGTCGGTGTCAGGTAGAGTCTACACAGGTTTGAATGTTCGTACACACGTGACAGACGTTGTGTGGTGTGACGAATGGAAAGAGCGAACGATAATATCGTGGGACTTAGGCGTTAGTGATGAAACGTTTGCTACCATAATCCAAGTGGACAACCAAGGAAATTTTTTAATTGTTGATGAGTTATGTGGAACAGATAAAGAAATTAGATTTTATATTGACTTGATCATGGGGGTTCCACCTAAAGAATTTGAAAAGATGAATGTGAATGTCAGAGCGCCTTATGAAGCCTTTTTGAGAAGGTCAAGAGAACGTGAGTATCGTTATTTGTTAAATGTCGCAGGTGCCGATGTTGTAGCTAGGAGTATAAATTCTTTGAGGTCTGTTAAAGTACAGTTTACAACAGCGGGTAATTTTGCGAGAGATGACAATGGCGTTATTGTTAATAGGCGTTATGTGAATTTAAGAATGCACAATTTAACCGGATACAAAATACTTGATAGAATTGTAGAAGTGAAAAAAGCGATTGACCCAACACATAACAGAGTGTATTTTGCTAAAGAGTGCGTTCAGATTTGGGAACGCGCTATAAATTACAAATGGGCGCCTAATCCGTTAGGTGGGAATAATGAGACTCCCCTTCACGATGAATTTTCACATGGCGCGGACTCTTTCGGGTATGGAATTTTGTATTTCACTAAAGAACTTAAAATAGGAATAAGACCTGGGAATAAAACAAAGAATAAAGGACAGAGTGTTATAACAGGAAGAGGGATTGTAGATAAATAAAAAAGGACTAAAGTTTTCTTTTTATTTTTACGACAATATAAATGTGAGCGTAGAATTGACAAAGGCGCTATGTGTTTGCGGGGATAATAGCCGTAGACGTGAATAACCTGTTATTTTTAATTGTAATGATTTTGAACAGTTAAAGAGGGGATAAAAAGTTTAATGGGAAGGACACAGCCATAAAAGTGTTAAGAAATTAAAGGAGGAGTATCCCAACAGGCTAATGAATGTTTTGATAAGCGATTGAAAAAATTAAATTGTTATAAGTTAGGCGTTCTGATAATAACGCCTAACTTTGTTTTGTTTTCCTTGTAGGTATGCTGGTTGTACGTCCGACTTTGAATCAGATAGACGAAGTTCGATTCTTCGACAGGGAGGAAAAGAAAAATAAGTAAGGGGAGGTTTTTATGTCTTGTAACTGCGTAAATACTAAATGTGATTTGGAGGGTGTAGGTCACATTTGGGAAGCTGTGTGTAAGGAATTTGGTATCCCTGAGTTTGAACAGGTAGACTTTAATCGGTACTGTGTGTCAAATAAGGTTTGTTTTTCAGATTTTGGGTTACTTAGACAGGCCGCTGAAAATTGGAAAATTATAGATGAAGATTCGCGTTTAAAGGTGTGCTCTTTAAAGGAACAGGTGGGTCGTGTAAAGGGTGTAGGGAGAATTTCTTTACCTAAAGGTTTGTTTGTTCGTTATCCGATATTGCGGAATGTTTTATTTGATAAGGTGGTTTATGTCAGGGATGAGAAAAATAATCCGATAGGTGCTGCGGTGGTGATTAGAGCTGGGATTGGTAAAGTTGTAGGTTGGTCTCTTTGCCATAAATCAGCAGGGGACGTATGGGATGCAAAGAAAGGGATATTCCAAGCTGTTATGCGAATTCAGGCAGGGAAAGATTGTAAAGTGCGGAGCGTTTATTATGTTTTGAGAATTTTAAAGGATAAGCTTGATTCCTTATTACAAAAATCCTTTCGTAAAGAGATTACTCAACATACAGACAGGTATCGGAATTTTCATTTTCTTTATTTAGCAATTGAAAAGTTAAAGGTGCAGATAGAAAGTAAAGAGAGAGAGGAAAAATAGAATGAGAAGTTTAGCAAGTATTCAGAGAGTAATTGATTTACAGCCTATAGAAGGGAAAGAAAGGATTGAATTAGCTACGGTGTTCGTAGGATGGGAAATATTTTTAGTTTTAAAGTTATTAATCCAGAATTTTTATTGAAGTATGAGGCAAAGGAAAATGAATGAACCGAAAAAATCAGATTTTAGTATTGTTAGCGTTATTTGTTTTGTGTTGTTTGGCTCCCTTATTGTCGGATACATTATTGGAGCCGTTGTCAACCAAAGAATTAACGATAAAAAATCTAATGAAAGTCAAACAACTGTTAGTGGCGAAGGAACAACAGGAAATTCAGGAATCGAAGAGATTGCAAATTTTAAAAAACAACTTGATGAAAGATCAGAAAGAAATAGAGAACTTGAAACGCTTATCTATACAGGACAGAAAAGACTTACAGAGAAGGACGCAATTATTAGAGATTGGGAAGAGAGATATAAGGATTCAACAGCAATTATTATTACGCTTGCAGCATCAGATGTTAAAGGACAAAGCTTTTATATTGAAGTTACAAGATATCTCGACGAAGCAATTAAATTCCTTAAAAGTTTATCAAACGATAACGTTAGTGAGCGTTAGTTGGTTAGTGGTGGATATTATTTTAGATTTGATTAAAGGGGGTAAGTAGAATGTGGAATTTTATAATTTTAATTGTTTGGGTTTTGTCTTGTTTTGTCAGTATGGTTTTTGGTGGCGCTGTGGTGTTATACGGAATTGTGGGCAAAGGAAAATTTCCTTTTAATAAAAAAACGTATGTAGTTTTACCGACTAAAGAGGTGGGAAGGTGAACGATTTACTTATTACAGAAAAACACAATTTACAAATTGATTTTATTTTAAAACATAATAAAGGGGTTTTAGGAACGGACGAAAGGGTTTTTATAGATAAGTTAAAGAAAAAAATGGAAAATGGAAAAGATACTACGTGGCGTGAGCAGAAGTGGTTGAATTCTATTTATTTAAAAATTGTAGATAGGTTAGGTTAATTTATGAAAGATAAACCGATTATAGTTTGTTTGTGTGGTTCGACAAGGTTTAAAGATGTGTTCGAGCGTACTAATAAAGAAGAAACTTTAAAAGGAAATATTGTATTGTCAGTTGGTATGTTCGGACACGTCGATGCTGTAGGTAACGTTGTAGAAAAAATTTGGTTAACTGACGAACAAAAGGTTATGCTTGATAGATTACATTTGCGTAAAATAGACTTGTCTGATGAAGTTTTAATTTTAAATGTCGGGGGTTATATCGGCGAAAGTACAAAGCGTGAATTGTTATACGCTAAAGAAAAGAATAAAAAAATAAGGTTTTTGGAGTAGGTTAATTTGAAAAGGTATTTACTTTATTTATTGCGTTGGCAGGCGTCTACACCTGTTTTAGCGGTGTCCATTTGGGGGCTTGCTTATTTCGGGATAGGCACTTTACTCTCCTCTGTTATTTCTAATCTGTTAGGTGGGTTAATTTTCTTTTGGGTAGACCGTTTAATTTTTAGAAAGAATAAAAAAGATTTGAAGTCTTGACTATTGTTTTTTCTTGTGTTATAATTACTTATGTATTTGTTAATGGATAGGAGATTTGAATATGTTGGAAATCGGAAAGCGGTCTAATGCTGAGCCGAGTGTTCGTCAAACTGGTCTGTTGATCTGTGTTGGTTCGTTTGGGGCAGCTAATTTGGAAGACGGGATAGAAAGAAATTTAAAAATTAATGTCCCTAGCGGCATTGGAAAAAATAATAAGGTTAATAGCCGGAGTGTTGTTAGAGCTGACTGCCCTGTAAAGTGTGGGAGTGTGTGATATGTCTGGCGAAGAGTGGGAAAAAAAATTAGAAGAGGCAACGACTCCTCAGCAGGTACAGGCGTTATTGAAAAGTAAACCGATTGGTTATAAGTCAGGGGTAAGGTTAGGCGGAATGCCAGATTATTTACCCCCTACAGATTTTCACGCTAAATTGATGTCCGGCGGAGAAGGAAAATAAAAGTAATGTATGCGAATAACGAAGCACATCGAGATCGGAAGTTAAACTATAACAGGTATAGAAAATTAACAAAATTAGGTTATTCTATTTCTGATGAAGCACAAGGAACTTCGTTATACGTTATTAATACAGATGCTTTTGGTCGATCATATTATGAAAAACCGATAGGGGGATCTGTTAAAAAAGATGCGTGGGGTAAAACTTATACGCAAGAAGAGTATGCCGTAAAAGAATTTGTTATCGACAACAAAACACAGTTGGTCAATAAAGCGAGCGCAGATTTGGTTGTCGGTTCTTCAATCGTTTTGGCTCCTGAATTTCCAGACAAAGTGACAGAAGACGATAAAACGTGGTTGAATGATTTAGTTAAAGAGAATGATTTAACCGTGTTGTTATACGAAAGAGCTATGGTCAATTCGTCTGAGGGGGATGTCTTTTTTGAAGTCTGTTTAGATGAAGATAAGAAAATAAAAATAAAACCTGTTGACGCTTATTACGTTGACATCTATCAGGATAATCGGGAAGTTGTTTGTTATGAGATAGCTTATGAATTTGAGTTAGAAGGAAAAAATAAAACAGGATTCCTTAACTCCGGCGAGAAACATAGAGTCTGTTATGTGCAGAAAAAACTACATTACGAAGGTAAGATAGTTTATATGCTTTTTGAAATCTCAGATAAAGCGGAGCCTGTATTAGTTCCTTTGTCCATTAATCCTAAAAATAAAGAATTGTTTGAGAAGTGTGCTAATTCACCTAACATGCGGATGCTTGTTTCTACAGAGCCGGAAATGGAAACAGAAAATCAATTAGACGCTTATGTGATTGAAGAGTATACGGGAGTCGATGAGTTTTTATTGGTTCATTGGCCTAATTATAGAATGTTCGATGTGTTTGGTGTGTCCGACAACAGCATGATTGAAAGTTTGCAGAATGCTTTGAACAACCGTATAACCCAATATCATGACGTGTTAGATAAACATGGTGACCCTGCGATGGCGGGGCCAGAGGCTTATTTAGACGTTAATGGTACGTTAGAAATGTCTGGTGGGGGTGGTCGTTATTTCCCTGTCCCACCTGGTTCTAATGCGCCTGAATACTTGACATGGGATGGTCACTTAGCCGAAACAGTTGAAGAAGTAAAAAGGCTCTATAAAGCTATTTTAGATAATTCAGAAATTAGTGCAGCTCTTGTCGGAGACGATAGTGGGGGCGTAGAAAGTGGAAGAGCCTTGTTATATAAACTTATTCGGTCTATATCGATGGCAACTAGGAAGAATGCTTACTTAGAGCAGGCAATAAAAGAGATCATTGAAGTAGCACAGAAATTAAATTTCGTTTGGGTGTTAGGCGAAGGTGTAACTGTTACGAATCCTGAAATTGTCGATTTTGATAAAGTCCCTTCTGTTTTCTCGATTACAGTTAAAGTTAAGTCGTCTATTCCTACAGATCGGAGTGCGACTATTGTGGACGTTAGTTTGGCTACAGAAAAAGGTTTGTTATCGTTTGAGACCGGTGCACGTATTGTCGTTGCTCTATTTGATGGTGTCGATGTAGAAGACGAGTTGAAGCGAATAGAGAAAGAAAAGAGTAAAAAGTCAGAAGATGAGAAAGTGGCACGAGAAGCGGAGTATAAAGCTTTGTTGGACGCTGAACCTTCTCAGAATGTTACACTCGATGAGTTAGACGAGGAGGACGATAGTCCTCTTATTGATAAAGATGAAATGTCAGTTAAGAAAAACAAACGGGGCGTTGTCGATCTTAATAAAGAATAAAGGGTTCAAAGCGTGTTTGGAATTTCTTTTCTCCCTTCGCCAAACACGCTATTTTTTATAAAGGATAAATAAATGGTTGAAATTGAAATTGTAATTAAAAAACAAGAAAAAAATACAGAGTTAATTAAAAGTATTTCCGCTAAAGGTCATGCGGACATAGTAGGGAATCCTAAAGTATGTGTAGCAACATCTACGTTGTTTAATTCTTTTTTGCTTTGTTTAAAGGATAAGGTTTTTCCTACAGGTACAGAGGCAGATTATATTTACGGTCTCGATAGGCCTGGGGAATTGTACTTTCTTTTAAGGGCTGCTAAAGTGCCTGTGAAACAATATTATTCAGGGATTTGTGATATGTTAGTTTATGGGTTAAAAGCTTTACAGCAGACTTATCCTAGTTTGGTGAAAGTAAAAACAGTAATTGATGTAGAGTAATTGATGTGGCAAAAACGTCTAATGTTGAACAGGGGTATGTTTTTTATGTAGAGACTTATTCTTTAATATCGAAATTATTAAAAATAAATCCGATTCGTGAAGGGTTGGAATTGAAGAAAGAAATAAAAAAACTTTTTCTTCCCGATGATATTTTTACACTAGACAGCGATACAAAGCGCAGTGCTGTTGAGCACAAAGCAAATATTCTATGTGCTAACTATATACGACGGACGGGAAAGTTTTTTTTATTTTTTCAGGTTTACTGTTATTTGATGGGTAAGAAAGTTGCCACAGATAAAATTGGAAAGTACGTTAAAGATTCACCTGGAGAAATGGAAACGATAGATTCGTTTATCGATAGGTTGTTGAAATTAGGGAGAAAATAAACAAATGAATTACGAATGTTATCAAGGTATCTATTTTAGACCTAACACTAACGATTTGAATATAATAAAAGAAAAAGATTATAATTGTGTATTTGAGTATATAAATAAAGACACTGTTGTTCTAGATGTGGGAGCACATATCGGTTCTTTTACTATTCGATGTTTGGCACACGATCCTAAAAAAGTAATGTGTGTGGAGCCAAGTCCAGAAAATGTAAATGTTCTTCGTTTAAATTTGAATAAAGCACCTAACGTTGGTGTATTGCGTTGTGCTGTGTCAGGGCAAGAAAGGTTGTTAGTTGACACTAAGTGTAAGTTTAAAACTAATCCGGGGTATAAGCTTACGACTATAGACCATATATCGGATGATGGGAATTTAGAAGTTGCTGTCGTTTCTCTCTCTTATTTACTTACTAAGTATAAGCCTAACGTAGTAAAGATAGATATTGAAAAAGAAGAATTAAGATTAAATTTTCGTAATCTGCCAGAGTGTGTTAAGGTTATTGCTGTAGAGATTCACCCTAAGAAAAATCAACGCGCAATCGTCAATCAGTTGTTTGCTCAGAGATTTATACTTAGGTATCTGACTAATTCAAAGTTAGAAGAGAATGCAGTTTTTATTTTTGTGAGGGATTAGCTTATGTCTGTTGTAGTAGATTTGCTCCTAAATATGAATCGCGCTTTAAATTTCTCACTTAAAGAAATGGTGAAATACAATCGTCAATATCTGCGAAATATGGGAACGGTTATTGAAGCTGAAAAAGGCTTGTTGACACGTGAAAGTTTAGACAGTTTTAAAACTGGATGGACAGAAGGGAGTTGGCTAGGTTTTTCGGATGTGCGAGAAAAATTACAAGGAAAAGAAAATTTACCTAGAACGTTAACCGAGATGGTGATTCAGAGAATAGAAAAAGAAGGTTTGGCGAATGGTGCAGGTAAATTAATTATAAAGTGTAAAGATAAAAAGATAAGGCAGTACGATCCTGCAAAGTGGGCTGAGACGATGGCTAGGACACGCTCCAGGGCCTTGCAAGAAGAGGGGCTACACAATCAAATGTATAGGGCCGGGTTTGATTTGGTAATGGTTTCTACGGGGGGTAGTGACGATGCTTGTGCAGATTGGGAAGGTGAGATACTTTCTATAAGTGGGGAGAATACCAATTTTCCTACGGTGAAGGAAGCGCAAGACAGTGGCGAGGTGTTTCATCCGAGGTGTTTTGTTGATCCTAATGTTAGAGTGTTGACGAATAAGGGATGGAAGAAAATAAAAATAATAAAGGTCGGTGATCGAGTGAAAACTCACACTGGAAAATATGACCGAGTAATTAAGCTTATCCGAGGGAAGATAAAAAAAGGAAATAGTTTATTTCGGTTTAGCGTTTGGGATTATAAAAACAACCGGGTAAAGTGGTCACCTTTTATGACTTTGATGCACCCGGTGTTGACTGAAAGAGGTTGGACAAAGGTTGAGAATCTCTTGTCTAAAGATAAAGTATTATGTCTGTTATGTGGAAAAATAGGCATGTTGTCTGTGATTGATGTTAAGGAAATACGAATACGCTGTAACGATTATTACACATATAATCTAGAAGTGGACGATGATCAGAGTTATATCGCAGAAGGTTTCGTAGTACATAACTGTGTTCATTCGACTAGCCCCTATTTGTTAGACGTAGATAAAGAAGGAAAGCTAAAAGTTTGGGGTCGCGATACGGTCACCGAAATGGCTTTTAAACAACTAATAAAAATAACGTAACAGGAGGGTAACAATAAATTAACAGTGAAAATTCATAAATTTAAGATTGAATTTTTGTTGTTTTTATTTACTTCAAGCGTTGAATTTGTGTGTTTTTTAATTAAAGTTTTAAGTAAGAAATTACGATAATATAATTAGAGAGTGTACCGTGACAAAAGAATAACCCGTATGTGACGAGTGGAGTTAGCTGTCTGTAATAATGTCGGCTAACTTATTTTAAAAAAGGAAGGGGAATATAATATATGCCGACTGAAACAGGAAAAGATTCTAAAGGACATTATAAACGTTGGGGTAAAAAAGGAAAAAAATACTATTATAAAAAAGGCGATTCTGATTCAGAAAGTAAGGCTGAAAGAGCCTCGCATTCTCAGGGCGTTGCTATTGGTCTGAGTAAAAGTAAGGATGGGTGGAAGGAATAAAAGATGAAACCAGAAGAGATTAACGACATAATAAATACATTAAAGACTATGGATTTAAATGCGGATAAAGTGAGTATTGTTTTATTGAGGAATACAATTAAAAAGTCTGTTGACGAATATGTGCAACAGATGCGAAGTTTCGGTTGGTTAGACGATGAAATATTCGCGATTTATAAATCTTGCGTGACACCTTTTGATAGTCCGGAAGGTAAAATATTTTATGGTTTATTTACGCTATATGTCGAAAAATGTTTAGTTTAGTTGAACAAAAGTGAATTTTCGTTTGGTGCTGATTGATATTTAGAGAAAGGAAAAAGATAAGACATGAAAGATTTTTTGGGAAATAAAATAATTGTTGGTGACTCGGTAGTTTTTTATTCTTTACGAGAAAGCTCTCTTATAAAGGGAAAAATAACCTCTTTTGTTGACCGTAATACTGTTTTTATTTCATATAAAAATATGTATAAGGTACAGGTAGGATTCAGCTGTCAAGGAACATCTGTTGTAAAATCAATAAAAGAAGTTGGTAAGAAGGCGGCTTCTAATTTATGATAAATTCAATAACTGGAAAGTGTTCTTATTATCCCATAGCTGGAAAAGATGTCTGTGTGGGTGTATCGGTAGGCGACATAGAATTTATTGTTTTTATTTCTCTTTCCACACGCAGACAGCTGGACAGGGAAGTTAAAAAGAAAAATGAGAAATCAAAATTGTTTATTCACCTTCTCCATAAAGAAGACCGAATGCAGTTGTTTGGTTTTTATACCGATAGAGAAAGGGAAGTGTTTTTAAAGCTGATTAAAGTAAAAGGTGTGGGTGAAAAAACTGCTTTAAGAATTCTATCTATAGAAGCCGACGATTTAATGAAGTCGATTGAAAGAAGAGACCAGGGAAGGTTGACTGAAATTGAAGGTGTGGGGTTAAAGATTGGGTCTTCAATAATAGGTTTGTTAGGTGGGGGAGTAAAAAAGATTAATAACGTCTTATGAAAAGATATGTGAAAATTTTAATTGTGTTTATTTTTACGAAGAGGTAGGCATGCGTTGTTCTGGGGACACTGAGACGGAGAGTTTTATTGTCTGGATTAAAAATAAAATTAGAAATTGGGGGGTTGCTAATGTTAAACAGGGAAAAGTTTTTAGCTCATTTAGGAATATCGTCTAATTGGAAAATAATTTCTCGTAATGGCGTAACAAATATTATAGACGAAAAAAGTAAAATTTTTTATTGTTATGAAGCTCATTTTGATATGACAAAGAATAGAAACTTGGCTTTTTATTCCTCCGTCATGTTATGTGATATGGTAGAATCGGCAATGCAATTTTTATTTTACGCGAATGAACACGCGAAAAAAGGGCGTATAAATAAGATGCAAATAAATTCTACCTGCGCTAATAAATTACTAATCACCATAGAGAAGGTTACCGGTAAATTGTGGGAAGAGGTGCATAAAATAGCGCTGGCGTGTCAGGAATGATCGATGCAGCAATAAAATTAAAGGAGAAAAAATAAATGAAAAATATTTTATGTTTTTTAATTGTTATTAGTGTTTTGTTAATGTCGTGTGCTGTGAAAGGAAGGATAACTAAAATTTATTTTTCTGATTTCAGTTATGGAAAAGTAATAGAGAAGAATTACATTCCTGAATATAGTACTTTTGAATCGCGAGTGAATGCGAACGGTAAAGGTAGTTATTTACAGACTGTACGACACCCAGAAGTTTATAAATTGGTACTTTTGACAGTTGATGATTTTAATGGGTTGAATCACACGAAAGAAATTTCGGTAAGTCGAGATACTTTTTATAATAATGAGATCGGTGGTTTTTTCGGGAGTATGGAAGATGTTAACCGGTATACAGTCGAGATTAAAGACGTCAAGGGAAATTTTGGGTGGCAGATTTTTCCATACACTAAAGTGAAAATGTTAAAGGTCGGAGATTTTGTTGATTTTAATGTATTAAATAATTGACGGTTGTTAGGTGGGAAAGTGAAGGAGAAAGTAAGTCGAAATTACGCTTACTTTTCAATTTTGTATTACAAATGTAATTGGAGGGTGAGATAGTGAGTTTACAGTTATTGATGTTTAGGTTGTTCAAATTGACGTTTAGTTTATTCTATTTTTTTTACAGAGAAGATGTTCTGCGTTTGGGGTTTGATTTCTTCAAGGTGGAGAGGGGTTCGTGAGACTGGTATGTGTTTTCTTTTCGGTATAAAAAGGGGGGGTACTTACGTGTTGGAGTGTTTAGTTTTGTTAAGCGTATAGACTTGAAAAGGAGAAAAATAATAAATGGAAAATGATTATAGTATAGTTAAATTAAAGCGAATTATTGAAAGTATAGTGTCTGAATTGAGTGATGAAGTAAATGGTTTGAATGTTGAGGATATAGTTCCTAAAAACAGACTAATCTCCTGGGTAAAAGAGTACGTAGAGCCGCATGAAGTTTATGGGTTGGATACGCTTATTGACGAGGTGTTTAATTACTTAATAGACAAATATAAACCTAAGTTTTTAGATTGTTTGAGAGACTCTTTTGATATCGGGGATATTTTTTCTAAAGAAGAAGTTATCAGTTGGTGTAAAGAGAATTTAAAAAGCGAGGATTTGCAATAATGAACGAAGTAAAGAAAAATATTTATACAGATGTTAGGAATTTCCCAGAGGACGACTGTATTTGGTATTTTGAGGAGGGCAGGTTTGAATTTGAATTTGAACCTGAAAAGAATCAGATCATAACAGACGGTAGATTCCCTATAGAGTCTCATTCTTGTCTGGACGTAGGTATAACTACTGTGGATGAATTAAGAAAGTGTCTTTTAGACTGGCAAGAGCGTAATCCCGATATTGAATCAGACAAACAGTATGTCAGACAGTATTTTGACAATTCGTTATGTGTTATAGGTTACGGTGTGTTAGTTGATAAAGAAGGGAAATAATAAAAGGAGTGTGTTAGTTGACTGAAATTAAAGAGGTAGATAGGCAGATAAGGGATAAGAAAGTGGAGTTGGAGAATGTGAAGGGTACAGATTGCACAGTGTTTACTCGTGTCTGTGGTTATTATCGTGCAACACACAATTTTAATGCCGGAAGAGCAGAAGAAGCCAAGTTGCGTGTTAAGTTTGACATGGGACAGTCTATGATAAATAAAGAAGAAAAGGAGAAAGCAAAAGTATGAAATTGATCCAACCATATTGCGAGATACTTACCCCTATAGACCGTATAGACATATTAAAGCGGATAGAGGTAGCAGGTAGAACGGCGTATAAGAGTGAAGAGAAAATAACAGAAGACAGCGCGTCTAACTTTGTGAAAGGTGTAATAAAGAGAGGTCATGAGAGTGTAATAGAGCACGTTAGTTTGTCAGTGAAGTTCGTGTGTGACAGAGGAATTTCACATGAGCTAGTTAGGCATAGGTTAGCAAGTTTTACGCAGGAATCTACCCGGTTCTGTAATTACTCTAAAGATAAGTTTGACAATCGACTAACGTTTGTTATACCAGAGTGGTGTAATGTTGAGCCAGGTAAATATGTTAAAGATATTGAGCAGCCTGCTTATAGTATGCACGTGTCTGATTCTCAAAAATTGTGGGTTGACGTTATGTGGAACTGTGAGACGTCTTATTTGGAATTGTTGAATCAGGGTTGGACGCCTCAGCAAGCTAGGTCTGTTTTACCTAATAGCCTAAAGACAGAAGTTATAATGTCGGCGAATCTTCGAGAGTGGCGTCACATACTCAAAGTTAGGTGTGCCCAGGATGCGCATCCACAAATGCGGGAGTTAATGATTCCTTTACAGAAAGAGTTGGCTGGTTTGTTGCCGGAGATATTCCACGGAAGCGTGTTAGGTTAAAGGAGAAAAGGAAACATGAAATTGGTTAATTTGCTTGGTTTTATAATTCAGGGAGTAATGCTTACGCTATTTATTATATTCTACAGACAGATTAGAGGGGTTGCTAAAGTGGACGGGTTTTATTCCCGCGCTAGTAATCAACTGTTGTTAGGTATAGTTTTTATGTTTGCAATTATACTCTGCACTTTGTTAGGTTTAATATAGTGGCTAAAGAAAAAAATAATAAAAACAATTATCCACCTATGAAATACGTACAGTGTCCTCAAAGCTTTTTACCCATGTCAAGGGAAGACGGGTTTATATTAGAGCATAGGTTAATAGTCGCTAAGTCTTTGAATAGGTGTTTGTCTAGTGATGAAGTAGTTCATCACATAGACCATAACCCTCTGAATAACGAGTTAAAGAATTTGAAGCTGTTTTGTACCAACAAACAACATAAAGATTTTGAAGCTCAGGAAAAACGGAACCTCTTAAAGTAAAAATAGTAGGTCTGTTAGACTGAATAAGAGAAAAAAGAAAAGGATAAAAGTTATTTGATTTGACAAGTTTGAAAGCTGGAAGTAAAGACGAATAAGAAGCCTTTGTCCTGCGTAAGAATGCAAATTTCACGATGAAAAGAATCCAGGTATAAAGCATAAATGCCTGGATTTTTTTCATTTCTCTACTAAAGTTTTAAGTGTAAAATTACGATAATGTAATTATAATCAAATTGAATAAGGAGAAAAAGAAAAATGTCAAATAATTCAGGAGCAAGTTCAGGGATTGGATTCACAGGGATATTGACGATAGTATTTACTGTGTTAAAATTAACAAAGGTAATTGATTGGCCGTGGCTGTGGGTGACGTGTCCTTTTTGGATTCCTTTAGTAATTTTATTAGTTGTAGGCGTTTTGTGGCTGTTAGCAGGAATTATTACAGGTCGGTTTAAAAGGTAAAGGAGAAAAGAATGCAAGAGTTGATTGTCTTAGTATTAGGATATGTATTATGTGGGTGTGTGATTTTGGGTTCTCTGGGTTCTCTGTTCTATATGCGAATATTTGAACGGAGAGACTATAAAAATTGGTTTGTGCTTTATGAGTTTTTGTCTAAAGCACCGACGTATGCGAATGTAATATACCAAGAAGACGACTCTGTCTTTAAAGGGTCTGTTTGGTATGAATTTGAACAATATACATTGGTTGTCACTAAACAGTCTAAAATATGGGCGTATGATAATCTCAACCACGAAAATTTATTTACAGAAATAGCGTATGGTTTAATTGATAAACTAGTTTATAAAAACATTTGTAAGAGAGTATTGCGCCTGATTGAAGTAATTGAAAATAAAAAAAGAGATAAGTAAGATGTTTCGAATAGGTATATCAAGTAAATTATTTTTTATGTTTATTTTTGTTTCTGTGTCTGTTTGTGTATACGCAATTAGACACAGAAACAAAGGTGTAACGTTATCCGATTGTTTTGGTGTAGTCGTAATAGCGCTTATTTCGTCGATTATTTTAATTTTAATGAAGGTGGTTTGAATGTATAAAATTAAGTTTTTATTGCTGTGTGCTATTTTGTTAGCCGTTTGTTTTTTATCTATATATCTTTACACTTTTGTAAAGGGTTATACGGATTCGGATATAAGGACAGAAAGTGGAAAATGAGATTAAGATAAAAGGTTCGTCTGTGCCTAAAGTAAAAGCTCTTAACTCGTTTCACGCAGATAAGGACGGGTATATAATTAGAAATTGTGAAACTGCTTTATTAAATTCAGAATGCTATTATTTGTTGAAGGGGTGTACAGGTTGTTTGATTGCTTATGAACGAGTTGACATAGAGGGCGTTTTGAAAAGTATTAAGACATTAAGTCGTGGGGGTGTTAATCTTACACAGGATCAAATTAATAAATTAAGGGGAAAAAGAAAATGAAAAATTTATATTTACTTTGCGTTATTTTGTCCGGGTTTGGGATAAGTATTAGTGCTGGATTATTAGGATACAGTTTGTTACGCATTTTATTTCTTTTTTTATTTTGGAGATCAGACGAGGTAGTTAAGTTTCCTTCCTTACACCCTGTAGTAAGGGATTTTATTGTCCCTATTAAAAATTTTTCTTTGTGTGCTGCGGTAAGTTTATCTGTGTTATGTGGAAGTTGTGTTTTATTTTTTGAATTGGTTAAAGTGGTAAGGTATTTGTGAAATGGAAGAAACTAAAGAAATTAAAAAAGCAAAAGATCATTTAAGTAATATGCGGAGGGTGTTGCAGGACGCTGAGGAAGATGTTCAGTTAGCCTTAGAAACTCTAAATGCTTTAATCGAAAAAGAATTTGAAAGAAACAATAATTTAATTTCTGGGGAAACTAAGTTGATATCCTCTAGAAAAGAAAGTAAGGTATACGTCTATTATAAATTATATCATTTTTCTAAAAATACAGAGCTTGCTTTTTTCGATAGAGCAGTACTTGCTTTTCTTTTAAAGAAAGACGGCACAATTAGTAAATCAACAACGACATTATATAGGTGGGAGATTGAAAAGTGAAAATAGAAATAAAAACAACTGAGTTAACCAGATCATTTGTCGATCAAATGAAAAGTGCGGTTATGTTAGAGTTAGTTAACGGTAAGTTATTAGGCTACGCGTGTAATATTCTCCCCCGCGAACGAAGACGCTATAAGCATATCTACGTATAAGGGGAGGGTAAATGTTTAATTGGTATTGGAGAGATTGTTCTTTTTCTGGATTCACAAGGCCTCGTAACGCTGTGTTAGGTGGTTTACGAAAATTATTTATTAAAGACTTTTTAAAACCTCTGACGCGCAAAGTAATAAGTTTAAAGTTAGTTGTTAAATTATTTTATAGACGTTTGATGCATTTACGAAAAATTTTTACCCGGAACATTAAAAGGTTAAACTGAAAATACGCATACTATTTAGTTAAAGAACGAAGGAGAAAAACAAAATGAAATTTGAAATTGTTTGTGATGTAATTCAAAATGAAGAGACCTTTACTAAAGGTGAAATTGTTACAGAATATACCGGAAATACTTACGGTTGCTGTACGCTCGATGAGATTCCTGTAATTAAAAATGGGACGTCTGAGTTTGTTGGAGTCGATAAAATGTATTTGAAAAAATAATAGATTAAAGTTTTTATTTTCTTTTTACGATAATTAAATTATTCTCGTCTGTCTGCCTTGCCTATTTATTAGCCGGGTAGACTGGATGGGATTTTTAGGAGAGGTGAAGGATGAATATTGTTGACAGAATGATTGACGCTTGCTATACAACTAATAACCATACGTTATGTGTTGGCATAGATGCGCTGTTGACATTAAAAGAAGAAATCGAAAAACTTAAGCACGAAAACGAAGCATTAAAAAAAGAGTTAAAATCACAAGATGGTCATTTCAAACTTATGCAATACTTAATGTCAAAAATTGTTGACGATACGGCAAGGAGCTTACTAAGTAAAATTGATATGTTCAAACAGAAAAATGAGGCGTTAAAGTGCTGCGGGAATTGCGCAAATAATATTTCATGGGCGCATGAGGTAGCGTGCCAGCTTCCAAAAATTATAGATTCTGGTAAAGAATTTTGCCCTTCCTGGATATGTGATAATTTAACACAAAAAGAGCGACTGATTGAGGGCTAAAGTTTTCTTTTATTTTTTACGATAATTAAATTGTGGGGGCAGTTAATCGGCGTTGTGTATTTGTTAAAGACGAAGAAGCAAGGGACACTGACCCCATTTTATTTGGTGTCTCTAGTGTATCAGTAGCACAATTAACTGTGAATCAATCAGGCAGGGTTCGATTCCCGTAAATGCCTTTTTTATTTTTTTTAAATTGGAAAAAGAAAACGGGGAAAGAGTGAGTTGATTCGATAACAAAAGTGAAAAGGAGAGTGAAAAGTGGCAGTTATAAATAAAGAAAATAAAATTTACGATGAAGGAACTAAA